CAAACTTTGCCATGATTACTTCCTCTTTTTGGCCGTTTTAGCCGAATCACGAAAAGCCTTGGCGGTCGGTGCGCCTTTGGCACCTATCTTTCGCATCTTTTCGCCGCTGCCCGCAGCGATTCTACGTCTTTTCGCCGCAATATTTGCGTACAAACCGGGTTTACTTGCCATTAGCTGCACTTCCATCGTTTAAGTGATGCCCGAGCGCGTTCGGCTGGGCCTTTTGCGTTGCGAACAACGCCCCTCATGCGAGCGCAGAACGATTTTTTTCGTCCTGCGTCCGCTTTAGTTTTAGGGTTAGGCGCCGGAGCTTTGAGATTGCTACCCGTCGCACGGTTGTACTTAGCACGACCTTTGGCGGTAAGTCCTGCGCCTGCTTTGACGGACTGCTTTTCGCCGCGACCGACCGATAAACTGACCGATTTACGCCCCATTATCCAAAAACCTCGCTGACGCTCGGCATTACGCGCCCAACCAAGAGTTATGCATGGTGCCGCCCTCGTAAGAGGTGACGCGGCGGGGTTTCTCCCGGTATTCGCGGCTCGCCACGGGATACGCGAACGTACAGGCCAAGGCGTCAGCGGCATCCGGTGAGGCGAGGCCACGCGCTTTCATGTCTTTCTTGGCTTCCAACTGGATCGACCCCGAAGAATTCGGTTTCTGATGTGGCCCCGTGAGGTCGGCTTTCAGTTGTCGGTCTTGCGGAATCGACGCCGTTTGCAGCCACTCACGCATCGAACCCCAAAGTTCAGCGCGTTTGTTGGCGTACATCGCCGGGGTCTTTGACTTCCAACTAAAATTCACGCCCCGAACGACCTTATACCGCTGCTCTTTTAGGCGGTCAAGGATGCCGTATCCCAAGCCACCTTCGTCGAGGACTACGAGTGCGGGCTGGAATTCTTCGATGGCGTCAATGACGCGGCCCACCGTTGCCATCGTGTCTTCGCCTTGATAGCGACGGATCGCCACCAGGTCGCGGCCTTGTCGGACCACGATAACGGTGGAGTCGGCACCGGAGCGGGCGGGGTCCACGCCGACAACTTTTGGTGCGGTTTCATCTTTATAGCGGGGCCGAAGTCCTGCGGTGTCAACGAGCGAGGGCGGGATAAACTGGTCGTCTCCGTCGGAGGGGAACTGCCCGTAGACTTCGATTTTGGCTTGCGAGGAGTCGGCGCCGTACTCTTCGATGATTTGCTCGTAGACCGCTTTATCGGTGTCTTCGACTTCGCGGGCGTCGATGTTCTGCGTGATCCAGAAGTTTCGTTTCGCATTGAATGCCTCGAAGAAATAACCTTCGTTACGCCGGGGGTTACTGAACGCGCACCAAAAACGGTTAGGCGTGTTTTCGGTAAAAAAACCTGCAGTCACCGACCAGATAGAGTCTGGAATACCCGAAGCCTCATCAAACACTACTAACACGCCATCGTGATTATGCACGCCTGCATAGGAGTCGGGGTTTTCTTCTGACCAGAGGCGACCTTCTACAGACCAGTAACGGGTGCCTTTTTTGAGGTCGCGCTCGACAAGTTCTGCCAGCCACTTTGCAGGCATTACGCGGGTCGCGCTAATTTCAAACCAATGTGAGTTAATGAGGAGCGCTGCCCACTTGGTGATTTCTGCCCAAGTGACCGAGCGTAGCTGCGCTTCGGAGTTCGCCGAGACAATCGTGGTACTGCCGATTCGGGTCGCGAGCATCCAAAGGATGAGCCAGGATACGAGCGCTGACTTACCGATACCGCGTCCCGAAGCCGTTGCCATCCGCAGGACTTCTGACGCGCTGACTTCTTTCTGTTTAGCAATATGGTCACGTACCCGGCGCAGCACATCCCGCTGCCACTTACGCGGACCTTGGAAGTGTTCGAGGGGGGTGTTTTTCTTGCGCCAAGGAAACACGAATAGCACAAAGGCTTCTGGGTCGTCCTTGAGGGTGGGCGACCAGAGTTTGGACATCAGCGCCTGTTCGTCTTCGGGGCTATAGATCGGCAGTTGCACGCTCTCGCTCCAACGCTATCGTCTCTGCCACATCATGCCCTAGTGCAACCCTCTCGCTAGACAGTATGCGGCCCTCGATGACGCGAGACTCCGCTTCTTGCAGTGCTGCCGTAATGCTGATTTGGGACTTGATGTCCACGTTAATCTGCTGCTTCGGCATCCAATCGTGGAGCATGGTGAGAAGGGCGAGAGCAGCCTTGCTATCACCTCCCATCGCCGCATCTCGCACGACGGCAGCCGCTTCCACCTCACTGTCTGCACGCCCTTTCGCCTCCGCTATCGACGCCGCACGGTCGAGCGCCAGTAACCGACGATACTCCATCGGCAGCAAGCCCGCAGCGAACGCCAAAGCGTCACCCTTAATGCCAAGTTTGGAGGCCGCGTAAATCCGCTCAAGAACGTCAGGCGTAGCCTTTAACTCACGGGGTTCAAAGGGGATCGAGCGGAATGCGTTCATAGCGTTAGCGTGTGGGGTCTGCCCACCGGGAGGCCGCGATCTCCAACATCTCTGGAGCCTGTGTGCCGAGGCGGAGCGTCCATACGGACGGTATTGCCTTAGATATGCGGTAAGGGTTAGCGGGGGTCATCTTACCTTCAGCTTCCTCTCAGTCGCTACGGGCGCATCCCGTCAGACGCTATTCGTTTGTTGACAGGAAGGACTACCGCTGCGCGGCAGCACCCCGTCAGACGCTGTGCGAGAAGATACAAGGCAGCAACAGGGGTTGCAAGTTTGCAAAAAAATAAAAAGTTTTTGTGGGGCTAACCGTAACAGTACACGGGGGTGGCTCTGGCCCTGCACCCCCACCCCCCCACCCCATGCCATCAGTCAGGCAGGCGTAGCATCCATGCTACACGCACAAGGCAACTATGTTGCAGCGCGAAGTCTAGCAAGCGTCATGCCAACGGCTGACCACCTGGTGAACGCACGACCATGTTGCACCAATGCGTAAATGTTGCGTGGACGCAACGGAAAGGCAGGCAAGGGGTGTGCCAACGGGTAACCGCAAGGTGGCGTATCCAGTATCCATTTTTTTTGAACTGGTTTACATACATTACCTACTACTACTTTCATTTTTACTTTTCTCTCTTTTTTGGATACGTCCCTTACTTGGCACGATGTTTGCCGACACTTTAGCGATATCCGCTAGATGGTCGCGCTACGCTATGGTGTGAACCTAGGTTACGTTTCGTGTTCTTATATGAGGGTGTCGATTCACTAACTACAAAGGTGACGCTATGCAGACTTACAAAATATGGCCGACTTTCAATATCAGAATGAAAGTCTTGGGTTTTAGTTGCGATCAAACTGGCGGCGGGTGCCGCGCTTATATTAAAGCGTTAGACGACACGCGCTATGTCATGGTGACTGACCGCGAAGGCTGTGGCGTAGATCGCATCGGCCCTGATAATTGGTTAGTCGGCTTGTATGATGAAAATGGTGAAGTGTCGATGCACTACGCCGACGGCGGCTCAATCGATGCCGCCCTCCGCGCGGTAGGGGTGCAGATATGATTCGCTTCAGCGACGTCTTATTTACGCTCTCCACGCTGCTGCTTGTAGCCGCGCCGTGGGTAGATATTGACGGTCGCTTAGTCGTCTACGGCATGGGCTGTGCCGTGCTGCTAGCGGCTGCCTGCTCACGCTTCATCTTTAAAGACTAACTAAACTCGAAAGGTGACTCATGCAATTATTGAATATCGATGCTAATCCGAAAACGATTAAAGGTCGCAAGCGCGGCTACGTTACCGCCGTGCTTTACCTTGCGCCGTCCGATAGCTCAGGCACCGAATTATGCGGGATGGCCGATATTGCGGGTTGCAAAGTAGGGTGTCTGAATACAGCCGGACGGGGTGGCATGGCAGCCGGCAACGCTACCTTTACCGCCGCTAATGGTGAAGCGCTTCCCGATAACGCGATACAGAAGGCCAGGCTTCGCCGCACGGATTTTTACTTAACTGACCGTGCCGGTTTTATGGCGCAATTGGTGCGTGAAATTGAGCGTGCTAAGCGCTACGCGTCACGCAAGCGCAAAAAGTTAGTAGTCCGATTAAACGGGACTTCCGACATTCGCTTTGAGAATATCCCGTGCATGCGTCGCGGCAAGCCTTTCGCAAATGCCTTTGCGGCCTTTTCGGAATTGCAATTCTACGATTACACTAAACTCCCAAATCGGCGCGTGGCGCATATCCCAAATTATCACCTAACCTTCAGTTATTCGCATCGCGATGAATTTGCGCCAATCGTGGCACGAGCCGTGCGTTTTTACGGTAGCGCAGTCAATTTTGCCGCCGTGTTCGCTCGAGCGCTTCCCGCCTACTTTTTGGGGCGCAATGTCGTCAACGGTGACGAATCAGACTTGCGCTTTTTAGATCGGCGTGGCGTCGTCGTGGGCCTTGTCGCTAAAGGCCGTGCGCGTCGTGACACGTCCGGTTTCGTAGTTCCGGCTGTAGCCTAGTCGCTACCCTTTAGCGCATCTGCCTACGGGGTGCGCTACGGGGTGCCGATTCGGCGCCTAAATGAAAGGGTGAGTTATGCAATTGAAAACCAATCGGGACGGCCTGACGCTAGCGCTTGCGCTTGCGATCACGGCGCCGAACGTTGACAAAGCGCGGGATGCGTTGGCGCTGGCAGAAGAGTTTGCAGCCGCCTGTACGGCGTCCGATATTCGCAAGGCAAAGCGCGATGCGCTACGCCACGTTAAAAACGATACATGGCAAGGGGTGCAATTATGAGTAACCAACACACGCCTGGACCGTGGCATATCGGTATCGGTAACGGTTTAGGGTGCATTTTTCCCGATACGGGACGGATGCGCCTGGAAGAGGGCGGCACGGCGTTATATCCCATAGCGTCAATTCATAACGGCTGGAACGCGGTAGAAGATGCCGCAAACGGTCAATTGATATCGGCTGCACCAACCATGCTCGCGGCATTGCAATCGGTCGCACGGTTACTTGATGACCCGGACGCCGACGATTTCGACGCCGACAAGGTGCAGGCCGAAGTGAAGGCCGCGATTAAATTAGCAACGGGGGTGCAATCATGAAATACAAAATTGAAGGTTTTTCGCACACGCCGACCGGAATCGTCGTAGCAATTCAAGGTTTTGGTGAGTGGGGTTTGTCCTCTGCCGACGTTCGCGTGTTGCGCGACGGGTCGCACCTCATCGAGGGAACCTGGCCGTCCGAAGAATGGGCTGATGAGGAGTGGCGAACCGCAGCTGATGAAGCGCTCGCGGCTTTGCTTGACGCAGAGCAGGATGCGGCGCGTTATGAGGCCATGCGTGACGCTACGCAGGGCTATCCCGGTTTCCCGACTCAGGTTTGGGGGGGTTGGGTGTGGTACGTCGACGGGCGCGAATATTTCAAACGGCAGACTTATGAAGAGTTGATTAGGACAACATATGACGTAGTGGAGCGCATCGGAATCGAGGAAGCTTTTGATTTAGAGGTGCAATCGTGAGCCGCGACATTGAACAATTCGACGTTCCCGTGCTGATGCTACTTGGCAACGATTGGGAGGCCCGCCTGACCGTGGAATACACCGAGAACGGGTGGCAAGTTATCGGCGTCGAGCTTGGGGCCACGTTTACGGGCACGGGCATGGTGCGCTTTGCCCGTGCCGCTGAAGTGAACCTGGCAACCCTCACGCAAGCCGAGCTCGACCACCTTGACACGGTGGTGCGCGATAACTTCGACGGTGACGCATGAGGTCGCGCCCGCTTGATTTGCAGACCTTGCTTCAGATCGCGGAAAGCTGTGGGGCGCTGATTGTGCCTGATGAGCTAGATGGCCCGGAGGTCATCTTAGACTCGGACGCATTCGAGCGCTTTACCGACCAAGTGTTTCAACGCGGCATCGACTTTGGGTTGCAGCTAGCCCA